TACAAAAAATGCTTTTATAGAATCAATTGGTGCGCATAACGTTGCTACGTTAGAAGAAATGTCTAGTCTACATTTATATGATTTTGGTATATTTTTAGAATTAGAACCAGATGATGAAGAAAAAGCTATGTTAGAACAAAATATTCAAGTGGCACTTCAAACCCAATCTATAGATTTAGAAGATGCTATAGATATAAGAAACATTAGCAATTTAAAATTAGCAAACGAGTTACTTAAGAAAAGGCGTAAGTTAAAACAGAAAAAAGATCAAGAGATTCAACAAGCAAATATACAAGCTCAAGCGCAAGCAAATGCAGAAGCTGCAGAAAGAGCTGTTTTGGCAGAAACTCAAAAACAACAAGTTTTAACAGAAAATACTCTACAAATCGAACAAGGTAAATCTCAATTTGCTATACAAAAAATGCAACAAGAAGCTCAAATAAAAAAACAGTTGATGGAATTAGAGTTTCAATTTAATATGCAATTAGCTAAAATTGAGTCAGAAGGTAAGAGATCTACTGAAACTCAGAAAGAAGATAGAAAGGATCAAAGAACTAAACTACAAGCAACACAACAAAGTGAACTTATAAACCAAAGAAAAAATGACTTATTACCAACTGATTTTGAATCACAAGGTAATGATACGTTAGGAGGAGTAGGATTAGAGCAATTTACTCCTAGATAAGTTCTATTTAATTATATAATATCATATCATGAAAAAAGAAGAAAAAGAAGTAAAAGAAGAAGGTACTTTTAAAATAAAGAAAAAACCTTCTATGAAAAATCTAAACAAAAAAGATGGACCTATAAAGGTTGATTTATCTAAAAAGAAAACAGATGCCATTCAAGAATCCGGAACAGGAGATAGCAATGAGGTTATCGAAGGATCCAAAAACACGAGCAGTAGCGAAATCGTGGAAAAAGATATACGGTCCACCAAAACAGCGAAGCAAGAAGAGACCGGGGCGAAAGAAGAAAAAGTAACGCCAACTATAGAAGAAATTAAAGAAGAGGAATTTGAACCAATAGGAGGAACTACTCCGGTTAATGAACCAGTTGTAGAACAACCTAAATCAACTCCACAAATAGAACTACCAGAAAATGTAGAAAAGCTTGTAGCTTTTATGAAAGAAACTGGTGGTGACATGAAAGATTATATAAGATTAAATGCGGATTATTCTACTGTAGATGATAACGTATTATTAAAAGAATATTATACTCAGACAAAACCACATCTAAATGATGAAGAAATAAAATTTATTATGGATGATAAGTTTACATGGGATGAAGAGTACGACGAAGAGCGAGAAGTTAAAAAGAAAAAACTCGCCTTCAAGGAAGAAGTTGCTGAAGCCACGAACTTTTTAGAAGGTTTAAAAAGTAAGTATTATGAAGATCTTAAGTTAAGACCTTCAACTACTAATGAACAACGAAAAGCCACTGACTTCTTCAATAGATATAACGAAGAACAAAAGGTAGTTAAACAACGTCATGAAACGTTTAGAAACTCTACTAAAGATTATTTCACTAATGATTTCAAAGGTTTTGATTTCGATCTTGGGGAAAAAAGATTTAGATATGGAGTTAATAATCCTAGTGATGTTGCAACCAATCAATCCGATTTAAACGATTTTGTTAAGAAGTTCTTAGACGAAAAAGGGAATATATCCGATTACAAAGGTTATCATAAAGCTATCTACGCTGCTAGAAATGCTGATACAATAGCAAAACATTTTTACGATCAAGGTAAATCTGATGCTATTAAAGATATTACGGCTAAATCTAAAAACATAAGTAATGAACCTAGAGATAATGCTCCAGGGGATGTATTTATAAACGGTTTTAAAGTGAAAGCTATATCAGGTGCAAATGGTTCTAAGTTAAAATTTAAACGTAAATAAAAAAAACATAAATTATGAGTTTTCAAACAGGCGGGAGTTTTCCTGCATCACTCGTACCAAGCCCGATTCAGAGTGCTACAAATAGCAACTATCTGAATTTTACAGACGGGACTAATGATTGGTCACAACAATACCTACCAGAGCTTTATGAGCAAGAGGTAGAGAGATATGGTAACAGGACGTTGTCAGGATTTTTACAAATGGTTGGGGCTGAGATCCCAATGACATCTGATCAAGTAATTTGGTCTGAACAAAATAGATTGCATGTTTCATATAACACTGCTTATTACGGATCAGGAACTACTATTTTAGTAGATTTAAGTACTACAGGTCCAAGTGGGGGCGCTAGTACTTCTTGCGCTATTAAAAATAATCAGACTATAGCGTATGCTGATTCAGCTACAGGATTAATAGTAGAAAAAGCTTTAGTTATTAGTGTATCTGCACCAGCTGCTAATATTGTTACTGTAACTGTTTTACCTTATCCAGCTGCTACAATTAATGCTTCATTCTCAGGTTTAACGACTGCTGGAGACATGAGTGTATTTGTTTATGGCGCAGAATGGGAAAAAGGATCTGATGATTTAGCTTTACAATCAATATCTCCAGAATTTCAACAGTATAGTAATTCACCTATAATAATTAGAGATAAATTCAGTATCGATGGATCTGATGCTGCTCAGATTGGTTGGGTTGAAGTTGCTACTGAAGATGGAACTTCTGGATACCTTTGGTATTTAAAAGCTGAATCTGAAACTAGATTAAGATTTAATGATTACTTAGAAATGGCAATGGTTGAAGGTGAATTAGCTGGACACACAGCTGTTCCAACTGGATGGACTGCTAACTTAAAAGGTACAGAAGGTTTATTCTCTGCTATCCAAACTAGAGGAAACGTTTATAACGGTTTTGCTGGTGCTGCTGGACCTGGTGCTGGAGCAATGGCTGATTTTGACGCTATTCTTAAGCAACTAGATAAGCAGGGTGCTATAGAAGAAAACATGTTATTCTTAAGTAGAGAAACTGCTTTAGATTTTGATGATATGATCGGCGCTATGGCTGGTGGAGGTTATGCTTCTACTGCTTCAGCTTCTTATGGATTATTTGACAATGAAGAAGAAATGGCGTTAAACTTTGGATTTTCAGGATTTAGAAGAGGTTCTTATGACTTCTACAAAACTGACTGGAAATATCTAAATGATGCTTCTACTAGAGGATTAACAGAAAACATCGATGGTGTTTTAATTCCTGCTGGAACTTCAACAGTATATGATCAAATGTTAGGTCAAAATATCAGACGTCCATTTTTGCACGTAAGATATAGAGCTTCTGAAACTGAAGATAGAAGATACAAAAACTGGATCACTGGTTCGGTTGGTGGAGCTGCTACAAGTGGAATTGATGCTATGAATGTACACTTTCTATCAGAAAGATGTCTTTGTACACAAGCTGCTAATAACTTCGTGTTATTTCAGTCAGTATAATTATTAATCTTTAAAAATAGAAATTATGAAATTCATACAATTCAAAAGAAATCAAGCTAATGCAGCTGATAAATTACAGTTACCAACTGAAGGTATTATATCTATCAGTGCGGCAGATGCTACTAGTTGTCTTATATTATATACACCGATTATAAAGTTAGATGCAGATGATGCTACATCAGCAATTTATGATTGTTTACAATATGATTTAACTGTAGCTGCTATAGGTGGTGCTACTTTAACAAGAGCATCTATTTGTACAGCTGTGACTAATGCAGTTATTGCTGCTGGTGAAGGTCGCAATGCTTTAGTTCCAGATATGGAAGTAACAAGTGCTGCAATAGCATTTGATGCGTTCTTATAAAACCTAAAATAATAAGATCCCACTTCGGTGGGGTCTTTTTTTAAACAATTATATTATATTATATCATGAAAACAAAAGAAAAACAAAAAGAAACTCTTGAAGTAAAAAATACTTGGGAGTATAAAGATAGACATTATTACTTAATAGGTAATAAATCTCCACTGACATATACAATTCCTTCTAGACATACTCGAAGATATCCTTTAGTATGGTTTGATGAGGAAAAAGGTTACGAAAGAGAGTTGAGATATGCTACTAATCAAAAAAGCATATTTGTTGATGAGCAAAAAGGAAGTGCTACATTACAACATATAGTTTTTGAAAATGGAGATTTATTTGTTCCGAAAAATAAAAGAAGTTTACAGGAATTTTTAGCGGCTCATCCTTTTAATAATGTTTTATTTAAAGAGTTAGATCATCAAGCAGATGCTGTAGATGAATTAGCTTATATAGAATATGAAATAGATGCTTTAAATGCAGCTAATCAAATGGATATTGATCAAGCAGAGGCTATATTAAGAGTAGAGGTTGGTTCTAGAGTATCTAGCATGAGTTCTAAAGAGATCAAAAGAGACTTGATGCTATTTGCTAAAAAGAATCCAGTTTTATTCTTAGAATTAGCTAGCGATGAAAATGTAACATTAAGAAACTTTGGTATAAGAGCTACTGAATTAGGAATAATTAAGCTAGCAGATGATCAAAGAACTTTCAAGTGGGGTACTAACGGTAGAAAACTAATGACTATACCTTTTGATGAAAATGCTTACTCAGCTTTAGCTGCTTGGTTCAAGACTGATGAGGGATTAGAAGTTTATAGATCAATAGAGAAACGTTTATCTTAAAAATAACACTTAACGTGTAATTATAATAAGGGTGGCTTAGTCGCCACCTTTTTTTTTAAAAATATTAATATGGTTAATGTAGATACTGTTTATAAAACGGTTTTATATATCTTGAATAAAGAACAAAGAGGTTATATAACACCAGATGAATTTAACAGGTTAGGAACGCAAGTTCAACTTGAAATATTTGAACAATATTTTGAAGAGTTGAATCAACACTTACGTATACCTCAAACTGAT